TGATATTTCGGTGGTTGTGCCGCTCAATACTGGTAAGTATAAAGGCGGTGGCACCGCGTTTCACAACTACGGCGAAATAAGTCCGTTGCCGACGGGACATGCGCTGATCTTCCCAAGTTTTATCAATCTGCATAAGGGCCTGCCAGTCGAAAGCGGTGATAGATACTTGTTGGTTTTTTGGCTACATGATCGTCAAAGAATCATAGAATTGTACGAAAACTACCTCTAAAAATAACTGTTATTATTGTCTGTAAATAGTTGCAAATAGTTGCAACTTATGGCATTATATCTATGTGGGAATTTTAATTGAAAACAAAAAAAAGGAGGTTGGAATGACTGCGATATATAAATTAGTTGATGAGGTGACTGGAGCTGAGATCAACGTGGGTGACAAAAGAGAATGTCACAATTACGATGGCTTGGTTACTGTTACTGGTTGGGAAACCAATGGTAGAAACAGAGTCTACTACGCCTATGAAGATGGCTACAATGTCAATGTTGAAGGCGGCAAGTATGCCGGTGTGATTGGTGCCAAAATTGTAAGAGAGGTGGTGTAATGAGAGAGTTACCAAAAAATGTGGTGGTTGTTGATACTGAGCCTGTTTGGGTTAAGAACCCTTACACTGGTGCTGGTGTAATGCTTGAGCCAGACGCGGTTGCGGTTTACGACTTTGTAAAAGGTTGTGAAATGTTCAGAGATTACGACAACGTAAGAAAGGGTTGCGACTGGTTCAAGAAACATGAGCCAGAGGCATATATGGTTTTATTAGACTAAGGAGGTACTATGGAAAACTTAACATACACATTTTATGAAGATCCTGGACATGGTTGGGTGGCCGTGCCAATGAATCATTTAATTGCTTTGGGGGTTGCCGACAAAATTACTAGCTACAGTTACTTGCTAGGTAATATGGCGTTTCTTGAAGAGGATTGTGATTTGCCAACTTTTGTAAGAGCCTACAAGAAAAAATTTGGCAAGGCTCCAAAAGGTAAAACGGTTTACCAAGAGTACACAAGCATAAGAAGCTATCCAAACTATGACTATGAAAAGGAGGTGGCGTAATGATTGGAAAAACAGTTTATGGTTATTTTGGTGCTGGTATTCCACCAGTAGTAGCGAAAGTAACAGGATATACAAAAACCAAAAAAGGCGATACTTACTTTGCAGCAAAAGAGATTGATACCAAAGAAGTCTGGTATCTCTATGCTAGTGAAGTGATGCCTGGACTTGTGCCGAGCTATGGTCCAGGCTTGGGGTGGTATTGGAATAAGGAGGTGGCGTAGTGGATGCAAAAGAATTTATGGAAAATGTTTACGACAATCTTATGAAAAACACTAATCACAACCCTGTCGATTTTGCGAAGACCAAGGGCGATTGTTTTATCGATTGTGATAAGAATGAGATTGTTATTGGTAAATTTAAACTTAAAGTAGAGGAGGTGGCGTGATGTTAAATACAAAAACCAAAAAAGTCACTGGGTTCTGGGGAGCTGGGATCCCATTAGACTTTGGTAAAGTTGTCGATGTATATACCGACGATACTGTTGACATCCTTTGGGATGATGGCAGAAAGGTCAATCATAGACTAGACAATATCAAAGTGGGCAACCACGAAAACGGCATAGGTATTTATTGGGGTGTCGACAAAGACGCGATACCATTCAGCAGCTATTGGGAGGAAAAATAATGAAAGAATTTTGTTTGGTAGCGAGAAGCGGCGATTGTGCTGCTGGTGGTTTGGGAAAGCATGGTGACGTAATTCCATTTGATAGCAAACATAAAGAAATCGTAGCCAAGTTTTTAAAAGCTCAGTACGCATTAAAAGTTGCCTATGGTTTCATGGATTATGAAAAATCTACAACAAGAAAAAAAAGCAGTGTCTTCTATGGTTTGTTTGGAGATCTGAAAGACCTAGGAATCTTCGATCATAAATGGCATGCTAGGACAGAGTGGGATGTTGAGCCATACTCGGATGGTTGCGTAAAGTGGTTTAATGATGACTATGATTACGGCCCTTTCAAATTAGCCGATCATATTCAATAAAGATCTGATAACTCTACAGTCTGGACTCCTTCCAGGTTGTAGGGTTTAAAATCATCATTATCTTTACATCTAAGTAATAGATCCAACGCTTGCTCATTTCTTTGGCGAGCATACACCAGCGCTTCATCTGATAAGGTATAGATCACATAAGGATATGGATGTTGCTTTTCTTGTGCTAAAAAGTTAAAACCTTTAGCAGTCAAACCTAACGTCCTACAAGCATCAACATAGAGTGCTGCTTGCATGTGATAGTTGAAACTATTGATTGCGCCTCTAAAGCCACGAGGCGAAGCGTCACGGCATGTTTTAAGATCCCATACATACTCATTGTCATACCAGTCCATACGACACTTGAAAGGATGGCCGTGCCATTCAAAGACCAGGGTGTGCTCTACCTTATCGGTTTCTTTAGGTATGTAATCTTTGACAACCTCTCGGCGGTCCATACAAACGTCATACAAGTCTTGAGTAATAGCGGTGCGATTACCAATGGTTTCCATAAAGTTTGCATATTCTTCTTTGCCAGATTTGGTTCTGCGATCAAACTTTGGCTGAATCACAAACTCTTCATTAAACTTATGATGTTCTAGGAATACAGTGTGTTGCACTCGGCCCTCAAGTAGAGCTGGTGTTTGCACCATATCTTTTTTATTTTTCCAGCTGTACGGGCATTTGATGACCGAAGTTAGATCGTGAGATCTAAAAGCTGGTATCTCTGCATACACTTCATAAGGTATGTCGTCATATATTCCTGGTTTAAACTCCTGCATTTTTTTTCATCTCCTCTATTTCTTTTGGTGTTAAGTTAAAACAATTTAGATTGCCAGCAACAGTTCTGCGCTCTCCCTCACCAAAAAAAGGGTAGACACAATGTTGCATCCATGAGGGAAACAACAACAGCTTGCCGGGTTCTGGTTTGATGTATCGTGATTGAGATGGACGCAAGCGTTCCGGATCTCCAATCTGATTCAAGCCATAAGTAAAATTTATAAATCCGTCTATAGAGCCAGAGCTTCTGTAAAGGTCATACCTTTTTTCAGCATCTTCATCTGGTCTGTGGATTTGTTCTGGAACTAAGGTCCAGGTAGTAAAAGATAATCCCATGTTGGATGCAGTTATATGATCGTGAATGGGATTATAGTCACCCTCAAAACTATGAACTGACCACAGCTTATCTATACTTATTTTCTTCGGCTGGAGAGGAGATTTGGTTAGCTCGACGAAATGTTTTAGATAAGCCATGCCCAGGTTCTCAACGATACTTACGAAAGGGAGTAGGCTCTGATCTGTGAAATCCATTTTTAATTGTTCGCCGTTATGTATCTGACCAACCAAAGTGTCAGATGCAGACTCACGTTTATCATTGGACCTCAAAGCATCAAGATACTCGTTGAGAGTCGTCACTACCTCGGAGGGTAATTGGTGCTGCAACATAATTGCAGCTGGCAGAGAAAAAACTTGGTATTCGATTTGGTTACTCATGTTCTTGCTCTGACAGTTTCACTAACTCAGTCATTATTAACGAATAGCCAACAAGATCGTCGGCACTATCAATATGCTCTGGGTTGTTAATTATTCGGCAAGACTTAAAGACAATCATCATAGCACAACACTGCGAGGGTGTAAGCTCTACGCCTAGCAGTCCACTCCAGGCATTTGCAAGTTGCACAAAGAAAGCATCCGGTTTGGCATAGGCCTCGCCTTTGCTGTCTAAAAGTTTTGCTATTTGTTCTGCTTTGTCTGTAAACATATTTAGGTGGTGAGCAACCGCCTCTTCGTTATGAAAAGGTTGGTGTGAGAAACTCGGAGAATGGTCACTCACATAAAAAGAAAAAAAGGTATGTTGTCTTCGTCGAAAGAGCTGTCGTTCATATCTTTAGCAGCCTGCTCGGTTAAGTTGCTAACCTCATCTGCCATAGATCCCGGTGCTGAATCTTGTCCAGGATTAACTGCTTGATACTCATAACTCTTCTCGATGTCGCCTTGTTGCCAAGTCGGTAAACCAAAAAAAATGTCGCACATAGCTTTGCTCTCTGGACTTTGCTTACCTCTGAAATCATCAAGGTAAACATCTAAGTCAAAGATAACAGCGTCGTTGATAGTATCGACTTTCTTGACGCCTTCTCTTGGCTCACGCAATGCTAATATCTTTGGCTTGCCTCCAGGCGAAAAATCAGTCGGTGCTGTATGGCCCACTTCTATTCTTGCAGTGCAACCAATCAGATTAGATATATCAAAACCTTTAAGCTCTTGCTCACTAAAACTTTTACCACGCCAGCTCTCTAAATCTTTACGCAGAGCCGCAGCTTCAAATAAAGATGCAGTATAAGTTTTAAAGACACCGAAAGGTCTGCCGTCTTCCATGGTTACTTGATTGTTTTCTGGATCAAGTGCATGTGTTATTTCAAAACACAGATGCACTCTGGTCTTTTTGCTAGCAACGCCTTTGTATTCTTGGTCGGTTGTGCCAAGATCTACGATGCTGTAGCAAGTGCCTTGGTAAATACCTGGTTGTAAATTCGGTAGATCTCCGCCACCACCTTCGCCACTAATTGTTAAGCTCATATTATTTCTCCTCCATAATGTGTTTGCAAAATTTAATAAACTTGGATATTATTCTATAACCATTTGCAATACAAAGCAAACCGCAATTTAACCGGGATGATTGATGTCATTAAAAATTAAAGGA